TGCAGTTGACCGCGAATATCTGCCCCTTCGGACAGAAGTGATCGTTAAAGACCGGCACTCCCGATACCACTAAGTTCGGAAACGATGTCCGGACCTGCGTGTCCATGTTGTACGGATTGCCGACCACCGGGTTCAACTGCTCGATCCCGATGAAGCTGTTGTTCAAGGTCGCATAGTCGCCGGGCGACATGACAACGAAGGTCGGAGCTTCGCCACCGGCCGCGTCAGTGACCTGCGCCATAAAGGTCGCCATGGTCGAGCGGTTGAAGCCCAAAGTAGACACCGTCGCCGTACTGTAAGCGCCAACCGCCAGATTGATCAGTTGCCCTTGGAACGAGCTGTTGCCTTGGGCGGTACGATTGATGCCGCCATAAACCGGGAAGTTAGTCCCGTTATCGAAGGCATTAAGGAAGCTATCCGGTAGAAGGGCGTTGGTCGTGTTGTTGGTGTAGAGCAGTCGCGCCATGTTCTGCCGGGTCACCGCATATACGTCATTCATGCGGGCCTTGAGCAGTGATATCTCTCGATCCGTGGCTTGGATGACCGTTTCACCGAATGGCAGAGGAACCGGGACAACCCAGTAATACAGAGCGAATTGCAGGTTCTGTATCCCCGGAGTTATTACGGGGCTGTTGAAGCCGCCGCCGTACCCTACGAATTGCCCCTGCACCATGCTCTGGCCTTGCGCCGGGATGGTGATTTGGTTCAAGCCGCCTGCCGCCCGCTGGGCGTTGCCGATCATGTAGTACAGAGACGGCGAGCCAAAGTAGATTTGCACAAACAAGCGCGGGACGAAGGCGCGGCGGGTAACTGCGGATAATTCATTGTACAAAGAACCCGCAGCGGGAACTGCGCCAATACCGGGGAGTGGCATCTGTTAGTCTCCTCTACCTCCGCCTGTTCGCTTGCGCGACCTGCTGGCGAAAATCATTAAGCGCCTCACGCGCCATCTTGTCCGTAAGAACATCGCTATTGCCGCGACTGTCGATCAGCCGCTTGATATCGCTGTCCTTGTCTTCCGGTGGTGTCTCAAGGAAGTTCCATGCGCCTACACCGCCGGGCATAGCTGGTGGCGGCGGAGGATTGGTCTTCTCCCAGTAAGCGGCAGCGACTTCGTGATCCACGATGCCTTTCGGCTCCATGATCTCTTTTTCAAGCTTGTCGATGGCTTCATAGCTGAAGCCCTGATCATGCAGCTTTTCGCGCCCCTGTTCCCACTTAGATTTCAGTACCCCCTGCGCCCTTTCCTCTTCGACTTTCTTCCTCTCATCGTCATGTTCCTTCTTCATGTCGGCGATCTGCTTTTCCAGACCGGTGACGCGCTCATTGGCAACCTTGTCGGCATCAGATAACGGAGTGGAGACGTTAGGATCGACTTCCTTGTGCATCGCCTCCAGAGCGCGGGCGTTCTTCGGGTTCGATGCAATACGGCGCATCGTCGCCAGCGTTCGCATGCCAAGGTTGTACTGTTCCTCGTCTACTTCGATCTTGGCCATGGCTTACTTCGTGCCCGGCGCTGAACCAGCATTCGGGACGTGAGAGAGCGGCAGTTCCTTGGAAACATGCGCTGGCGGTAGATGACTATGCCTGCCGCCGATGTCAGCTTGCATCAAGTCAACCCGAACGATCTGTTCGTCGCTCTCTGGGATCGACTTTGAGTTATTCTGGAAAATATTGAGATTACTCATGACTTGGCTCCTAGATCACGCGGTGGAAGATTGCGCACGCTAATACCAGAACTGTTTTGGTTGCCCCAACCGCCTTGGTCGAGATGACCATATAAATTTCCAAGACCTTCGTCCGGAGATTGCAGCGTGCGTACCGGTTTACTACCGTTATAAATCAAGCCGTTGTGGTTCTTGTTCTCAAAGATATCCATGTCAGGCTCCCATGCCGGGCGGCATACCGCCGCCACCGCCACCCATGCCGGGAGGACCTCCGCCGCCACCGCCAGCTTGCTGCTGCATCATCCGGGCGCGCATTTGCTGCGCCATCTGATTTTGCTGGGAGTTGCGGAGTTGCGCTTGATCCATGACATTCTTTTGCCCAGCAGGACTGGATGCGCCGGGTGGCGCTAGTTTATTAAGACTTTTCAAAATATCCAAAAGCTTGCCGCCTATTTCAGAAGTGGCTCCAGCTTGCGTCAGAGCGTGTGTCAATAGCTGGGCTGCGGCGGACACCGCCTGAATTGCCGCCGCTTCCCCGCCGCGATTAGCGGTTGGTTGTGTTGCTCCAGTAGAGCCTAAAGGCGCACCGCCCGCTCTAGCGGGAGTTGGTCTTGCTGCGGCAGGCGGTGCTAATTGAGGCATCGTGTCATTGACAAAGCGGCGACCCGCCATCGCAAGGCCGCCGCGTCTTTTCCACCCAGTTGGTGTCTACTTGCGGCGGTGTTTACGACCACGCCGATAGCGAAGCGTTTCCATCGTGTCACTCCAGATTGACAGGGCGAGCGATCAGCCCTGCGATTAACGGCTTACCGCCGCAACATCTGGCACCATTGTCCCATACGTTGACAAAGGCTAGTGCTGCCGGGTACGGTTTTTTACGTTATTTTCGTTTTCCGTCAGGCAACGCATGACGAAAATTGAAGACTTGCCCATGTGGGGTGTGAAAGAGGTGGCCCACTATTTCCGTATAAGTCGAAGTTCTGTCTATGACATGTCAAAGATACCAAAGAGAAAAGGCGGCCCGCCAGTTTGCCGGATCGGTGCGATCATCAGATTTCCAACACAAGAGTTTCTGGCGTGGGCGAAGGAAACCAAACCGTTCTCATCGGTAAGACCGAACCGCAAGAGGAAGCGCAATGTACTCAATGACAATCGTTTTCGGCGCGTCCCCCGTCCCGTGGACGTTGCTGTTTAAGACGCAAGAGGCGTTTAACGACGCTATCGTCAGCTTCAAAAATCCTGCCACACTCGACAACAAGAACTTCGACATCACTGACGATTACGGTCAGCACATATCGCTCAAGCGCGACAGCATCCAAGGTGTGATGTTCGAAGATATGACCAAATCCAGCCTTGCTCATATCGAGCGCGGCTTGCACCAGATGCGAACTCAGATCGCAGCCAACAATATGGGCAAGGCCGACCCGTCAATTGCGGCGTTCATGCGAACACAAATGCAAGCGCCGGGAGTGATCACCCCCTTCGCCCCTAACGGCGCTTTCCGCCAGTAAGCTGCTTCTCCATCAGCTTCTCTGCCAGTTCCGGATGCTGCTGTTGCATGGTCTGGAACTGTTGCGCCTGTTGCTTCTTACGGTCGCGGTTTCCAACCTTGGCAATTTCCTTGTTCGGCAATGGCGTATTGTCAATGACGTACTCGTCATCAACGATACCGCGTGTATGCGCAGCGAACACAAGCTGTGTGTTCTCATCGGAGAAGATCGGCGAAGACGAATGACTGTCTACGGTAATGCGCCAATCCGGCGGCAAGTCGGTCAGCAAGAACTTAGTCTTCTCAATGTTCTCAATGACCGGCGCATCGCCGCTGGTCCAATAGAAGCTTTCGTCCTTAAGTTCGCGTAACGATGCCGTTAAATCGGCGCACTCCGCGCACTGACGTTCCACTATCAGCGCCCTGTCCCGTAACGTAGGCGATGCCGTCTTCATCAGCATGTTGGCGTGGCTACCGGCGCGCACCCCCGGCTCACCCTGCCCCTGCATGATCTTCGGAAAGCCGCGCAGGACGTTGATCTGCTCCTGTATCCACATCAGCAGTTCCAGCGCTTCCTTCGGTATCTGCGGAGTTAGGTCATTGACCTGCGCGCCCTGCGGCAAGTTACCGTAACCGGCCCCCCGGAACTGGGCATAGAGTTCGTCCGTAATCGTCGTGTCGGCAGAGAAGAAGATCAGTTTATCGACCTGCAAGCCATACATGCGCTTGAGGTCTTCGCACCATTGCGACAGCAGAGCCTGCGGCTCGATCAGATCGACTAGCTCCGACCTCCCCCAGAACCATCCTGTAGTTTCGTTGGGCTGGATAAGTCGATACGGCTGCAACCCTGACCCCCGACCGAGTAGGTTACCTTTCCGGAATACCACATCACCGTCCATGTGAGGGGTAACAATAATATCCGGATCAATGAATTGGATGGTGGTGTAGTCGTGTTCATCCTTCACCCACAGTTCATGCATCATCACCATTTCAGCATCGATAACAGGACCCATCAGCGCATAGTTGGGATCGTTGTTGAGTTGGACGATGCCGCCGGGCAACGGTGTCGTCAGGGATTGAATGCCGGTATTGAGTTGCGAAGTGGACAGAACCTGATGGAAAAAGCTTGTCGGTTCCCCGGTTGCTTGACCTTTACGAGCATTAGCCATGATCCGAGTGTAGAGCTTATCCGCATTGGGCATGCGCCAGATGCGCTGCCACACTTCCGGACCTGTTAGTGTCGAAGTCTCACATATTATTTCCTGCCGATCGATCCTGTTCTCGTCCTCCCGGTACACCCCAAAGTTCCAGGGCATGACCAGTTTGTCGTAATAGATCGGGTGTTCGTTCTCGCCAGCACCCTCAAACGTCGTAAACTGCTTAAGCAAGCACGCGCCATATTTCAGGCTTTCAAACACGCCACGCCCGAACGTGACATCCGTCGAGTTGCGTTCCCAGATGCGAGTGACGCCCTTCGCCGCCTCTGCGCCACGCTGGTAAATGATCTTGTCGTAGGGCTTCTCGAAATCCATCGAGAACTTAAGTTCTACCGGAGAGAACAAATGCGCTGCCGTTTCGTCCAGCGCTTTGTGCAGCATATTGATCAGCGCCTTGGTGCCGTCATAGCGCCCGGTTTCGGCCAGAGCGTTCATGGTGCGATAATACGAAGCCCGCATGCCTTGACTGGCACGGCATTTCTCAATCGCGTCGTGAGCGAAATCAACTAGATCGCGCTTACGAGTGGGGACGCCACCGACAATCATTTAAACTGCGCTCCAAGCTTATTGGCGCGGGCATTAGGGTTGATCCGGTCCAGCACATTAGCACCTGCGTTCGGCGCAAACCCACTGCTGACATCCACGGCATACTGGTTCCCCACAAACCCAGTCGGCAGGCCTGCCGCCCTCATTCTTTCCATCTGCTGAGTAACGGGATTATTCACCGGCATGGCATACGTTTCACCAACCTGCACGTTATCGCGCAAGTTGGTTATCTTGAGATGGGACATCTCAGAAACGGGCACCCCAGCCATGGCCGCCGCTTGCTCTGCGCGGTGGATCGACGCCGTTTCCATGTCCCGGTAGACCTTATCGGTCGCCTTGGTGGTAGCGGAGCGTAACGCGGGCATCGGAATAATGGTGTCGTCCGGTTCCTCTGCTTCATGGCCGCAGTTAGGACATACCCCGAAGACGCTCTTGCTATAGAACTTGTGGGCGCATTCAGGACATTGAACCCGCACCTTAACCACCGTTACCATCTTCGCCCTTGAGATCGCCAATTGTTCCGAAGTATCTGCGATTGCAAGGCATTACGCCTTTGCCGTTTGGAATTAAAGAACATCTCTAAGTGATTTTGATTAAACAGCGACACTTGGTCAACGATGGATAGCCGTCGGCGGGCCGCCTCCGCCTCTCTGGTGCGCCGCTGGGAGACAAGAGGGGTCATAATCTTGGTTTCCCAATAATGCACCGCCAGAGCCAGCGCGAAGGTCCGGTCATCGCGCATACCGCGCGGGGCGGAGATACTATCACCGTCACGTCCGACCGATTTCATCTCGCCAATTGTAGACAAGGACCGCACGCGTAGTTTGCCGTTGCCGACAAAGTCGCGCAGCCGCTCCATGATCATAACCTTGCGGTTGATGTTGGTGATCCAATGGTAGTTATAGCCCGCCCCCATGCTGTCCGGGCGGTTGTAAATGTAGGTTCTAACGTTGCGGAAGATGTCGGCGATGCCCTTCTCGTCGTCACGGGCTGTGTGCCTTCCCGCCTCGATCTTGCCCCGGAGGTTCTTCAACTCGTTGAAAACCGCCGTACCGGGTCCATTCAGTTCTAGTATGTATCGTATCTCGGCGCGGCTCTGGCCGTACCAGCCCAAGAGAGAGGCAATAACCCAAGCAAGCTGATAGGTTGTTACCAACGGCCATGAATACTCTGCGACCTGATCCAAACCATCCGCGTAGCATCGGCACACCTGTATCGCCGAATGATCGTTATCCTCGTTCTCCCCATAAGCCGGATCGCACGCTAGAACGTATATCCCATCCGGGTCAGGTTCCTCCCAGACCTTCAGTTCGGTCATTTTTAGGTTTTCGGCATGGAAGATACGAGGCGGAAACTCCTCTCCCGCCCAGTACATGTAAGCCTTGAACGCATTAGTGGCGTTCTTGCGGGTTATTTGAGTAAGCGCCTTCGCGCCAAAAAACTTTGAACCAGTCTGTTGGAACGCTTCATCTGCGGTCCAAGCTTGTTCGGCGAGCATGACGTTGTCTTCGGCCTCAAACCCGGCATCGGTATCGCCCTCCGGACGGGAGGTAGGGTCCACTTTGCGGCGTATCCAAGCCAGTTGCTCAGGCGTGATAGCCACATTGTAAAGACGCTTGACCGCATCGATGCGCTCCAGTTCCTTGGAAGACGGCGGTTCCTTACCGTACAGCTCGAAATCAGCGTCGTCCTGCTCTATGCGCTGATCCTGCCGCGACCACCACCCAAGAAACAATGTTTCGCAGTGGGCGGTATCGGCGCAGGCATCGTCCCACATGTCCTTCCATTGGTTGTAGCCGCGTGCTGTGCTTTCATAGATATAGAGCCTATCTGGGTGAAACTCCGACATGGATTGCTCAAATGCCTTCAGACCTTCCGGATTATCGTAGGAACACAGTTCCGATAGGTGCGCCATTGTCAGGCCCTCAGACCTGCCCAAGGTGCCAGAGGTCGTCCGTTGTTGTGTACCGGCTGACAGGAACAAGATACGGGCATCATTTTCTAGTTGAAGGCTGTCCCTATTGCCTGCTCCGCCTACTCCCAGAACTCTCGGAAACTTCAGAGAGGGGTCGAGATTTCGGATGAGTTTGCCGAGTTCGATGCGGGCGCTGTCACGATGAGGCATTGTATCAAAGACCAATGCACCCTGCATCCCGTCGTGCATGCCAATATAGAAGGCGGATAGGGCACGGGAAATTGTAGACAAGCCCAATTGACGGGCCTTAAGCACGAACACCTTATGCTTGTTGGCTTCCAGGGCATTGAACACCGCCTTAATGAACTGTTTCTGACCGTCATATAACTGAGAGCCAAGACAAATTCGGCCGTACTCTTTGGAGTTGACGAACGTGCGATTAAGGAACGCATAGAAGCCGCGCTCCATGACGCGCCGCTTCTCCTTTGACCAACCTTGAGCCTTACTCATTTTTCGGCGTCATCGGCAATACTGGCGCTCTGCCGCCCAACGCCCGCGATAGTGTATCGCGGGTCATCATCTTCTTGTATTCATCGAGTTGTTTCGGGTCTGTAAGATCAAGCGGTTTGCGCTTCATCGGCACCACCTCCCCCGATTGCTGCGGCTCAACCAATGTCGCATCCGGTTCGTGGTTCTTAAAGTATCGCCGCAACTCCTCCATGGAGTAATTCTTCAGATTGGTAGGACCCGGCGTAAAATACCAATGCTTGTCGATCTGTTCCCAATGGCCCGCTCCCCCATCATTGTAAATGCTCTCGTCAGAGAAAGTTATGTGATTGGGCTTCTTATAAGTATCTGGCATGTGACCGCGCGCATCGGGCTTAACGCCAGCCGCCTTGGCCGCTTCAAAATCGTAATCGTCGCCTTCCGGCATCGGCCCTTTTTGCTCTTTCTGTGATCCCTTAGCCTCTGCCTTATCTGGTGACCCAGCCGCCGCGCCAACTCCAATAGCAGCGGGTATCATCATGGTGGCCCCGGTAAGTTTGTTGCGAACAGTCTGAGGATTAAAAATTACATAGCTTGTCGGATCGGTAGCCTTTTCCGTCTCCATCGGAGACGTATTAATATACTTCAACCCAACATAGCCCTGCTTCTTCATTTCATCGTGAAACAACTTTACCGCCAAGCGTCGGTCTTTCTTAAACTGGTCACCAAATAGATTTATTCCACCTTCCGATTTGAAATAATCATCTATACCTTGAACATCACGGTAACCAATATTTACTGATTTGCCCGCTAAAATATCTCTTGCCATTTCTTTTGCTTCAGTGTCCGTTAGACCGCTGCGGCGACCTTGTAAAAATCTAGCAAATAAATTTGGGTCCTTCTGAAACGCAGTCTTATAAACCAAATTGCCGATTTGAGTTTGATCTGTATAGACATTCCCCGGCGTCTTCGGAACCTTCGCTTGCTCACTTGGAACGCCACCAGCAACGTAGGGCAAATGCGGCTGGTCAACCTCTAAAAACTTAGCGTCCTCCGGTATCTGTAACGGATAGATACCGCCCTGCTGTGTAGGTTCTATTCCGAAATCACCACGAACATTAGTGAAGGTCTCGGAAATAGCCGGGTCTTTGGCAACGTGAACGCCAATAGCTCTATCAATCATAAATTCTTCAGCCGGATCAGGAAGCTTAAATTTCTCAAATCCCGCCTTCTTAGTCCCGTGGAAAACGTCCTGCATGGGTTCTTCCCATGGCGGGATTTCCATCGAACTAGTGGGTGGGTCAGGGCGCATGACTTCCGGCGGCGTAGCCCATTGCTGCGCTTTCACGGGGTCTTTGAACACCTGCGTTTCACCGCTCGCCTTGGTGGCGAGATAAGTCGGCCAACGTCCCGGCTTCTGCTGTTTGACGATACTGCCGATAGCTTGCTCAATCGGCCCGGCCACTTCTTCCAGCACCTTGGCTTCCGGGGCCAGCAGCATCGGTACTGACCCCAGCACGAACATCTGCGCTTCTTCCGGGGTCATCCCGCCGGTAATGGCGGACATGATATCGGGCACCCCCAGCGCTTGCCCTATGCGGCTAGTGACGTTCTGCTGCATCTGCCGGATACCGCCGACATCAGGGGTTTGATACAGCGAATCGATCACGCTGCCGTTAGTGTCCGATACAACGTTGCGGGAACCGTATGGCATGGGCCGAAGTTACCAAGCTATGCTGAACAAAGCTATCGAGTGGTTCCTGTGGGGGGTGTGCATGGGCATGGGCTGGGCGATCAGTACCAACGTGCTGAACTTCTTGGGTCAGTTCGTCCACGCTGGGCGCTAGCGCATCTGCCCAAACCCAGATTGCATGCGCGCGCGTTCGTCCAGCCGCTGGATGATGGCGTCAATATCGGTCTTGAGCTTCACCCAGAAGCGCAGGATGTCGCTCTTGGTGTCCACGATCAGCCACTCCAAAGGCTCTTCTCCAGCGGGCGGAACAATGACCACAGCGCCTCCGAACTCAGGATTGCGCTCAATCCTCTCAGCCATCGCAGTGAACGGTTCGCTCTGCTTCATAGCCGCCGGTACGAGTACCGCCCCTTAATCTCAGAGTTTATGAACTCGCCAACGCTGGCCGCGTTCGCTGCGTCCCTAGCCACATCCTCTGGAACGCCAGCATAGGCGTAAGATTTACCGCTGTTAAAAGTTACGACCATGGCATTGCTATCGGCATCGTAGCTGATGCTCTGCACCATGGACGAGAAGACATCCTTCGACCAACTAGCCATAGCGCTGTCTCGCATCCTCCATGATGCCGTGCAGAACCGGCGCTAACACTTCGTCCGTATCCTCTATGCTTTCATCGGCGAACATCAGGAACGGCACCTTCAGTATCGGCGGCTTGTGAGGATTAAACCAAGGACTATCGCGCGGGACACGATAGAGGATAAGACGGCGTCGGTCCTTATTATGTGGGCCAAGAGAGCGAAATTCCGCCTCGCATTCATCGCCAAAGTGCGCAGCACGTTGCTTGTCAATGGTGATCTCCTTCACCGGCTTGCGGATGTGATAGTTGCGGGTAGGAAAAAGCTGGAAGAACTGTTCGTCGGTCATATCCTGACCTCCGTCCACACTTTCCCCACATCCTCAATTGACGACAAAAGAATATTGACGTTCTGCCGCTCCGTTACAATCGTAGTATGTTCGGGGACCAGCATCGGTAGGTTGCCGTCCTTTTGAAGCAGGAAAGTATCAAACCCAAAAGAACCAGGCCCATTCGACCGCAAATCATTTTGGTCAAAATCCAAATAGCCCATGGCTATGTTATTCATCTCGGCGATAACGAACGGTGGATAATCAGTCTCGCTATAACCGATAAGCGCAGCCACCTCTGCGCCCTCAATATCGAGCTTAACCAATCGATGTGGAGGAAAATCTGCCAACGTGCATGCCTTAATTTTAGCCTTACCAAGATAGCCTTCATCAGACCACAACGAGTTGCGCCCGCCTTCTTGGCGCATATAGAGCGTCACTTCACTGTGATCCAACCACAAAGGCTTACGTATTATCTCCACGTTCTTAAGCTTGTTAAGGCGAACATTCTCTTCCAGCTTCCAGATGTTGTTCTGCCCCGGCTCAATAGCGATCACATTGCCTTTTGGGCCGACAAGTTGGGCGAGATAAATGGTGAAGAAGCCGATGTTGGCACCGCCATCTATTACGGTATCGCCTTCGCGGACAATGCGCTCCATAGCGCACACCACTTCCGGCTCGCAGATGCCCAACGACTGAAACTCGGACATCATATCCCTGTCGCAGGCATTATCTGCGTCATAGGTCATGCTAAACGAGAACTGCCGCCCGTTGAGCTTGAAGTCGATCTTGTTTTTGCCTCGCACCAACTCGTTCATGCAATGCCTCAGTTATACGCTTGAAGACCGGACCCCATTGCCCATCCTTGCCCTGCCGGAAGACGCGATGCTTTGGCGACCACAGCATGTCGTCTGCGCGATGACCTATCCTGTAATCTCGGCCTTGGAACGACGAAGCTATCCAGCACTCCTTGCTGACCATGGCGCAGATATGCCCAAGCGCGCCCTCACAGGTGATAACTAAATCCAAATCCCGCAGGAGGGACACGGTATCGCAAACGTCCCTGATGTACGGAGAGAGGTTTTTAATAACTGCGGTGGCACCAATAACATTCGCGTCGTCTGTTCGCTCGCCAACTTGGAGAGAATAGAAGTGCACTCCGGGCACGCTGCAAAGTTGGAGGAAAAAATCGACCGGTATGGAGCGGTACTTGTCAATGTCATTGAGCTTCGAACCTGCCCATTGAATACCAATATGAAGCTTCTGATCGGGCACCATCCACGTTGTCGGTAGCGAGAGCAATGGGTAAGGGATTTGTTTCTGTGCCCTGATTTCCTCATCGTTCAACCCCAGCGCAAACGGCAGACTGACAAACGTTGTCCATGCATCAGCCTGCGGAAACGACGCCCCCATCGGCAGCAAGTTTATGTTCGGGATATCTATGAACGCATGCATAAACAGCCGCATCAGTTCCGGCTGAACGTAAGCGTGAATGAACTTTGCCCGTTTAGACGCCTGATGAACAAAACGCGCAAAACACAGAGTGTCACCCATCCCCTGATCGGCAACCAGAAAGACGGTCTTATCACTCTCACCCAGCCATTTGGCGTATGGATATTGCAGGAACTGGTGCAGCCGCCACTTGAAGCGAATTTCGAAATGCTCAAAGCCCAGTTTGAGTTTGCGACCGAAAAGCAAAGCAAAAGCATAAGCGGCCTCTGATACCGGATTATCCGGCTCCAACTCGTAACCACGCTTGGCACACTCAATCGCCTTCTCGTCGTTGTCCAAAAGCGAATAGCACTGCGACAGGTTCGTCCACGTCCCAGCATAATCCTTGGTTATCTCCAGCGACTTGTTCAGGGTTTTCAGGCTTTCATCAACCTGACCGTCCACGAACAGCGACCAGCCCAGATTGGCGTAGACCTTAAACTTTTCCTCACTAGTCAGATCGCATTGCAGCGCGCGACGATAACCGGCAATGGAGGTCTTGATGAAGTTAAGCTCGCTGCAATTATTGGCGTACTGGTAATATCCGTGACCCCATGTCGGATCGGCGTGACAAGCAGACGCAAACAACTGAAAGGCGGTCGAAGGATTAGTCGGCTTCGACTTGTCATTGATGCACTGAACGCCCTGATTGTGGAACCGAACAGCGGTCGCTCTATCCCCCATCACACCTTCTCCGAAATCTTCTTCTTAATGTGATGCGCCACCCGCTCGATGCCGTCATCCAGCGTCACCCGCGCGGTGTAATAGCGGTGCATGCGGGAGACATCGGCAACCCGCCAGAACACCCCTTCCGGCTTGTCGAGGTCGCCACGCACCAAACGGTTAACACCCAAGACCTTGCAAGTGCGTTTGGCGAGTTCAGAAAAGGAAGTGGACACCCCAGACCCGATATTAAATACCGTACCGGACGGCTCATCCATCGTCTCCAGCACGCACCTCACTACGTCATCGATGTAGATGAAGTCCCGGCATTGCTGCCCGGAACCCCATACCTTGACCGGATCGTCGCCCCTAACGACACGGCGGACGATGGACGGGAACGGGTAATCGAAACTCTGATCCTCGCCGTAGCCGCCGAACGGGCGGTAAACGTGTACGTCTAACCCGTATTCCTCACAGGCGAACTTGGCCAAGTATTCGCCAGCAAGCTTGACGAAACCATAAGTCCGATCCGGCAACTCGACCTTTTTGTCCCCGAAATCCACATAACCTTCCGGCAATTGGATATACTTGTCCTTGGTCTGCCATGACGGTGGATAGACGGCGGACGAGGAGAAGTAGATCACCTTGGGCATCCGCTTGGCCCGTACCACCCAATTGAACAGTTCGCTGTCCACGGACAAGTTGGTGCCGATAGCCAGAGCGTCGTTCTCGATCTTCAGCCGCCCGCCCACGGTGGCAGCGCAATGCACCACCAGATCGAAATAGCTTGGCGACATGGCCAGCAATAACTGGCGACAGTCGGCAAAGTGTATCTTAAGATTGTCGGTCTTTTCCGGCTTGTGAACCCAGTCTTCTGGCGGCACGCCAGAAATCATGTTGTCGATAAGGGTTACTTCGTCGCCACAGTCGGCGAAATGCTTCACGAAGCGACGACCCACGAAGCCAGCCCCACCGGTTATTAACACCCTCATACAGTTCTCCGTGACGTGCCCAATACAGATCGATACCATTCTTTTCGTCTACCAAGGGCGGCCACAGCCGCACTACGCCCGATTTATACAAGCAGTAGTAAATCGGATACGGCATCTTGGACTGGCCATTCTCGTCATGCTCAAGCGCCCACATCGTCTCTTCATCGACGCGCAAGATTTGATGCAGCGCGTTAATCGAAGACACGCCAATCACCAACATCGGTAGGAAGATCGGCGGCAAGGCAATCTACCTTCTCGTCTATACGCTCACCGAAGATTTTAGAGATTTCGTTCTTAGCGCGTGTGCGAACGCCGTTAATACTGTGGGTAGCTCGCAAACGCCCGCCCTTGCCGGATTTACGCGCCACTGCCTCGTTTTCCCAGATGTAGCGGTTGGCCAACATCAGAACCAAACAATTGTACAACAGTTGAACATGACCTTCTGGAGTAGCCGCAATCTTGGTATCGTTAAGGCACGACGCAATATCGTCCATAATCAGTCGCATCTCTGCGCGATATACATCGCGGTCAATGAAGATTGATTTCATCAATGAGATCGAAAGACGATCGATTAAATCCGCTATAGTTGGTAAATACTTTCGCTCCGTCATTTGTGGCGCTCCAAATGGCTCTCTAACCCACGCAGAGGCGTAATAGGGGATGTAAATGGTTGCCCCTCCGTAATGCACGGGAAAAGACGCACCTTGTCGTTCGCGAACCACCAATTCTCTCCAGTAGCCACCTGAAACACCCCAAAATAAATCTCACTGCCACTCTCTTGGATGAAGTAGGCAATCGCCTCACCCAGCGGAGTTATCATGCGGATGGTTGGACGGAGTTGTATGATCATCGTCCATTTGTACTTACAGAGGTGGTAATGAGTGGAAGTCAAAAGGCACCGGAACATAGGGCTGCGCTTCACGGGAACGCAGGCCGTAGAAACAGATGCCGGGTGTTAGTGCGGTAAGCTTTACATTGCGATAGCCCATGGCACCGGGGACGCACAGTTGCAACACATTCCCACTGCCCTCCGGTAGAATATCCGGATCGCAGGAGAACCTGGATAGCTCATCCTCGACCTTGACCCTGCCTCCTGTCTCCCCGCCGGAAACCACCAGATCGACCGGACCTATGCAGGGGATGTTAACCGTGGGGAAAGTGTCGGCACTGCCAAACTCTCCTCTATTGTCGCCGCCGTTAATCTTACGCTTGACCGGAACCGCCCCGGACTTCCAAGCAAAACAGCCCCAACCTATCGACCACTTAAAACGCCAGTCCCCAGAATAGCTTCCACCAAGCGTGAAGATTTGATGCGGGAACACCGTCCATGTCGTGTCATAGAGAAGTCGCGCCCCCGGCGTAGACGGCAGCGACCACTCACCACGGCGGATTTTATGCGTACGCTCGCAAAACGTCTCAAAAGCTCTGTCATTGCGCAAGCCATCTACAGGGAGTTTTGCTTCCTTAAGTCCTTGTTTCTCGATGTCTTCTAGCTGGTGCGCCTTGGCCGGAACCAACGCCAGCGAGGCCATACCGGCCTGAGCCAGCATGCGGTCATAGGACCAGTCGG